GAGTTAACAGAGAATTGAATCTTCTCTTCGGGTTCTTCCGTGACCTCACGGATAGGTGTGCTTTTAGGAGTTGCTGGCTGAATGGTTAAACCAATCTCTTCCAACCACTTCTTCGACACGACGATGGTCGCATTAGAGCCTACTTGCTGCACTAGATCATTGATGTTGATTCTAGTGAACGATGTAGACCCTCTTGGGCGACCCCTCTTCTTAGATGTCTCGTTCATATGGTCAATTATAAACCATATAAAATAGGGGCGCAAGCGTTTTTTTTACTTAAATTGATTTTTTTTTCGCAACCACCTATGCTGGTGGATCACCACTAGGTGGTGGAGGTGGATTATTAATCCAGTTCCTCAGTGGAACAACCGCATTAGTGATAGCGTCCATCGCGCCCGACACTTCAGGCACTTCAGCAATAGCTTTCCATAGATCACGGGTTTGAATATATTCTATACCACCTTCTAAACCCATGTTTAGTTCTTTGTTGTTAGCGTCATAAGGTAGACATTTGATTTCTAAACGCCCCTCTGTCTCTGTCATTTCGATCTCAATTCGGTTCAACCAAATCGAATCATAAGTTTTCTTAGGTTCTGGTGGGGTAATATAGGGTTCGTCGCGTGGAATAGCCATAACTTTATTTTTATTACACTAGTTAAGTGTAAAAAAGAATATGAACCTTATCGTTGTGTCTCACCTAACTACAAACGAAGGATTATATTTTAGGTATTTAACTATGACGGTTAAAAGCTATTTGGGAATGGATGTGCTGGTCGAGGCTCAGAAAGAACAAATAGATTACTATTATAAGCTACTCAAAAGAAAAGGATTGTACGATTACGTTTCAGAAATCCTGCCACAAGATACAAAAGAAGAAGGAATAAGATTAGATACGGAATTAAATTATCCCCTGACCGTAAAGACTAAAAACATTTCTGTTACTAACGTCAACAATCTAATCATGCAAATTAAATCGTTAGGTTATATTAAAAGAACGATTTAAAAAGTTTTTCTCCACGCGCACACGCTTATTTGGCAAAAAATCGTTCGATCTGGGGCTTTTTACGCTTATTTGGGAAAATCGCAGTCGATCTAGGGGTTTTCAACAGCCACCCAACCCGCAACCACTCTACCTAAACCGTAACGCAAGCTCAATATGCTCGCCCATTGATCTAAAATAACCCCCGCTTCTACTGTGCGGCTATCAAGTTGCCACCACCCTTTATTATAATCATCCCAAATTTCAGTTGTATAATTAATTTGAGAATCATCGGATTGCCAAATGACATTAAAGTATGGGTCGCCAAATTCATCTAAACTAAGATAAGTGTAAACCTGTGGTTTGGGCGGTATAGTGGCGGTTGTCTTTTTGGCGTATGGAAAACCTGGGGGTGGATGTAAGACAACTTTTCCTCCAGCCCCTCTTGTTTGTATGATCAATGTATTAGGTATGAACTCTTCGCCAGCGTCTGACACATCGCCGCCCAACTTCTTCCAGCCCTCGGTCATAAAGATATTGCCTTCGGAATAATAATATTGTTCGTAGTATGGATCAACACCCTCTGAATCACCATCTCTATATAGCCAAACAATGTCGCCCGTCATGGCATCACCCTTTTTAAATCCTTTGGACAGGTGTATCTTGGAATCATTCAGTGAAATTCTTGCAGGATAACCCCTATTTAAAAAATTAAATCCATGCTGAACCCAATAAGTCATGGATTCCTGCCTGACATACCCACCAAAAGCCATATACCACTCAAAATCTTTTTTTGATTGTATAAAGAAAGCTTTATTTTGTGGGATAACATAATCCCCGATATCATGATTGCCCCCACCTATATACCTCCAGCCCTCAGTTATACCAAAAGCTTCTATATTTGTCGCATTGTAGTAGATCTGCAACCAGATTCCAGACTCTTCCTTGACCCAGATTACGTCAGATTGGTTGGGGGTGGCACTAACCTTTAGATTAATTTCATTCTTTTCCCCAAAGATGTCAGAAATTGACCGATTACTTGTTCCATTAGCATTTTCCGTAACGTTAATGGCAACGGGAGTAAAACTATTTGGTTCAATTAACTCGTAATGGAAGCCAAAGTAATCAGATGTGGCGTTTTGAGCCTCCACAAAAGAGACAAACGCTAATGTGAAGACCCCAAACAAGCAGACTAGGGGTTTCATGTATATAATTACACATGTACACTCTCTTATTTGAGAAAAACGCGCTTGATCTGCGACTTTTTACCGATTTGTTAATGTCCGATTCACTTACTGTGATGTGGCACTAATTATTATTAACAAAACCCAAGTAATTTGACAAAAAATTGCCGTAAACGCTAAAAAATAGGAGAATAATTTCATTATTTGGGAAAATCGCAGTCGATCTGGGGGTTTCGCCTAAACTCACTGAAATATTTTTTCTCTGCTTCTATACGAGCTTGTATAGCATCTTCTTTTTTCTTAAAAGAACCTAAATATATAGGCTTACAATCTACATTTATGCAAGAAACCCATTTTCTTCCAGCTTTATGCCAAAAGACTCCAGTTACACCAGAATTATTATTCTTACATACCTTAGAATTTTTTCTATTTTGTTTATGAGTGGCTAATCTAAGATTTTTGATTCTATTATCTAGTGTATTACCATTTATGTGATCTACCTGCTTTTCTAGTGGATCTATACCATGATACATATAGTAAGCTAGTCTATGCCCCAGATAGGAGCTTTTCAGCCAGTCAATTCGGTGATAACCTTCATTATTTAATCCTCCTGCTTTTTGACCTATTTTAATATTTGAATATTTACGTTTTTTCTTCCAAGTAAATGACCCCCTATCTGGATTATAATCTAAATATTCTTTTAGTTCTTCTAGTGGTGGCAGTGGTTTGTGTTTCATTATTTAGCCATTTCTCTTTCGATCTGGAACCAATTGGGAGTCTCTCTCTTGGTCCACTTGGCGAAGTAAGCTTTCTCACCATTGTAATAGGAGCGATAAGCTGTAACAGAACAATCGTTTTTGTATTCCTCTGGCATTGCTTGTGCGAAAGGAGTGAGTCCCTTGGATGGCATATTTAGCTTGTGGTAATTAGATCCGCACCAACCGATAGCATTAAGAGACTTATGCACCTTGCCGTAGCGACGAGTATACTCTTGACACATAGCGTATGCGTGATTGAGCAACCACTCGTAGTTCTCGACTGATTCTCTAGCCCACTTAGTGCAAGGGTGATTGTAGAATGCTCTCTTGTATGGAGCGTCCCCATTAGGGAACACAGCGCAAAGCATCTGCGCTGACTCAAGAATCATCTTGACTACATGTTTGTCACACAATTGTTGTGCTGCGATTTTGGGGTCATTGTCTACTGCAAATATATTCATTTAATCAAAGTGTTCATACATCATTATGAAGCCTGCGCCGTTAGGCTGGACACCCATTACATTGTAATCAATCCATTCAATGGCTTCCTCCTGAGTCATCTTATCTCGTTCCATGAAGATTGCAAGCATTTTATTGTGATCATATATCAAGCGACCACAATCCGATTGTCCTGCGATGGCCTCATCCAAGCCGTCTAAAATTAAAGCGTCGTCTAAAAGCATAGTTACCAGTTCTTAATAATATTAGCGATAATAAAAAGATTACAAATGATAGCTTGTAAAATGATTAATGTTCGGATTAGAGCGATAAAATCGGCTTCTTGGTTTGCTCCCTGCTTCTCGCCCAAAGCTTTTGCCCATAGTCTCCAAATATTTTTCATACATTGCTATATGTTAATTAGCTTATGCCGTAATAATCCATTATGTTTTTTTCAAGGGCGGTTCGTTTTGCGCTTTGGTCACTGCTATACACAATGACCTCGGCAATTTTACCGTCAAGTTCGAAAGATGTAGCGCTGTTTAGCCCTCCGATCCCATAGGTTCCAGAGGTCGCCCCAGTTTGTAACGTCTTACTGGTTAGGCTGGTGCCATCAATAAATGGTTGCCAATTACCTTGAGTTGTTCCCGCGATGGTGGTGAATAAATGTGGGTCTGTATCTTGGGTTTCTTGATGCATGTTCCATGTGTTTCCGTAGCCCCAATTAAATTCACTCTGATATGCCGTTGGTGCATACCATCTTTTTGCACCAGAAGTTGTTCCTAAAGAAAACATTACCTCCTGCGTAGACCCTACAATATCATCAAACTTACCAACTACAAATGAACTACACGAACCGATATCAATATCTGGCAAAGCAGAATCTAAAGGTAAAAAATCATTAGTATTAAAGTTAAGAGAGGGGATCGTACCACTTAAAAACTCTTGCGTTCCAGACACAACAACAGAGGGTCTATGAAGCTTTGTGCTTTGTGTCGCATCATGCTCATTTCCACTTTGATCATACCACGTTTTAACCCTGACAATATCGCCCGCTCCCCATGTGGTTAGCGTTCCATCGACTATTTCCGTGGGGGTGAAGCCTCGTTCTGCATTATCAGAGTCACGATGACCCAAGATAACATCTCCGTTATACTCTCGATTTAAATACCTTAAACTGTAGGCTCCGTATGCTCCGTCTTGAATATCAAAGAGAAGGTTTCGTCGTGCGCCGCTAATTATGCCTAATTTATTAATCATTTATTTAGATGGGGGAAGGGAGTTTTTATACTCTTTTTTAATCTTGTCATAGAGTTTAGACCTGAAGTCTCTTTCCTCCGTGAGCATCGCTTTCGCTAAGATGGCGTAGTTAATGATGTCCTCACATGCGTCATACACGCTTTCGTTTGGCACTTCAAGTTTGCGGTCATTAGTAAATGATTGAATTCTCTGGATTTTATCAATCATCCTCATCAGGATACCCTTAACTGGATGAATGTTAAGTATTTGTGAGGCTTTGAAATTGGCGAATATATCCTTGGCAGTTTTGCCACCTGTATAATCGTTGTTTTTCTTTGCCATTATATCCCTGCACTTGTCACAGGTTTCGTCATGTAGTTCCAATAAGTCTTTGATGGTCATAATTAAGCTGTTTGTAGGGTGTAATACACAACTATTTCGTCACCTTTTTTAATTGGTTTAATAGTATAAAGTTCTCTATGTATTCTACCGTTTAAGATAAACGCATTAGGCTCTTCAGAGTGATTAATAAAACCACCTAAGGGCGTTCTAATCCAATTATCTTTTGTGTCTGCAATATGTGTGCGCCCCAAATGTGTAGCGGCTGACCAATCCTTGGTTGCAAAGACTCCCAAGCCGTGAATTTTACTTTGGCCTATCGTTAAACCTTGTGGAAGAGGTCGATAACTATTGAAGGGATAATCCGTTTTCATTAATCTATAGCTACTTGACCTTCACCGTTCCCCACAACATAGCAATCTGCAACCATCTGACCACTATTTAAATCATAAACAAATAAATCATCGTGATGCATAGAGTATTTTTTCAAATACGCCAATGCCTGTTCAAGTGTCTGAACTACTTCCAGCCTTTCATCTGCATGGCTGTTCTGGATTCTTATTTCGTAGCGCGAACTAGGACTCACCCACTGGTAATTGGGGTCAGGAAACTCATGAGCGGGAAGCTTAACAGGCGTTTCCTCGTTCGTCATCCACGTTTTCACGGGCAAAAGATATAGGGTGGCTACACAACATGTTGTCGCCACCACTAGAGGTATAAATGTTTTCATGCTTTTTCGTGGTCTTTGTATTGTTGTTTTTTCTTTTCCATTCTGGCTATGTGTCTTTCCCATACATCAGTAGGTTCACGCTCCTGCTGACTTGAATTGTAATTCTGAACTGACCTCAGATAGACAGCAATCGGGAAATTTATTAGCGACTGGAAGAAGGTTATAACCGCAAGGACGGAGGCCAGCACAACACCGATAGTCAAACCCGCCCCGAGTGAAAAAAGAAAATAAAGCGCCTTAATCATTTTAAATATTATTTTGTAATGTTAACTACAGTAAAGTAATCGTCAAGGAGAAAATCTATATATTCTGAGATTTTTTATTTGAAGTATTTTTTCTCCGCGACAGGCGACCAACCTCCGCATTCATGCCTAAAACGCGACACATAATAAGACAAAAGGTTATCCAGGCGATAAATATAACGAAATACATTAGGGTTCTATTATATTGATATTTGTGACCCTGTAAAGCAATTTATGTGTAAAAAGAAATACTATGCCCAGAACAATTCAAGATTTAGTCCACACGAACTACGCAACGGGATCGGGACTTTGGATGCAATATCGGGGAGATATCACAGGATTGTATTCGACGGGAACTAGCGAGCGATATGATGACTTCGACAATCATGTTATTAGAGAATACAACAGAAAGATTGATGTGTTAGGACAGCCAACGGGACTTCTGATTGAACCTTACGATGCAGGATTCCGCTATGTGGGCACGGGAGATTTCAGTGAAATTAAGGGTTTGTTTGCTTTTGATGCGAAGGGTATTAATTCTTCAAAAATAGAAGCAGGGAACATGACAATTAATGGTATTGCCCTTACAACCAGTTACCAAAGAATAGCAGTCTTCACTGGTATAGGTCAAGTATCAGACTTCACTTACGCCTCTGATGAAGATATAATTATTAGTAGCATCGTGGGGGGATCGCACAACGACCCAAGTTCTACCGCAGGAACGTTAACCGTTACTGATACAGCGGGAACAGGAATCACAATGATTGTAAGCTGCGACGCTTAAACCTGCTCAAAGGGAATTTGGTATTTGGAGTAGGGTAAAAACCAATGCTCGCAATTCTCAAGAACGTCCTGAAGGCGAACCATTGACATCAAATCCTTCCTACCTTTACGCCGATACCCCTTATAAAGGCAAGCGTCCACTCGGGATACTGTTTCGCGCAAATTGCATTTTTCTTTTGCTAAATTGTATAAGTCAACATTTTTAACATGAAGAAAGAAGGCTCCAAAGTCAAAAGCTACCCATAACGGAGTTCCATTTTCGTTACACCAACCAGTCTTGCCGTTTACATTCAAGAACTCCAACAACAGCTTACCTTCTCGGGTTGAGTTTTTTAAACCTTTTAAATCAACCGTTTCTCCATCTACTACAAAATCCACATGCCCAATATCCTGAGTCTTACCAGTTTTCTTAATAGTTAAACCAGCAGACAAGCAGGAATGGTGATATCTCTCAGTGGACTCGTCCATGAGCTTCCTAGTATGTGCTACATGGCTTGCACCAGATAATCCCTTTGCCTTGTCTGAAATCATATTATATATGATAAACGATAAATATTATTAGTCAAGAAGAACTGCAAGGTAATTCGCACACAGAAAAAACCCCACCGCATAAACGATGGGGTTTAAAAATCCATCCAAGGATTTTGATTGTATCAAGACTATTTCTGCTTGGCTTTGCCAACGTTGAGAGCGAGCCAATCGATTACGCCGTAAACTTTTGACCACAGGCTCCCTTTGGCAGGGGTTGGGGTTGCCGCCGCAAAAGCTGACGCCAAAGCAATCGCCGCTGTTACAACGCCAAACCAAGGGTTATCTTGAACTAATTGTAGAATAGTATCCATCTTTTTTATATTTGTTTGTTACTTATAATTACACTAAAACCCGCAAAGATGCAAGTATTGGGTGTCATTTTCCCTGACCCCGATATTTCTTTTTGTAGTGGGTGCTAGCCTTACTACGCGAACACTTATTCTTAGAATGAACGCCTTTATTGCGCTTTTTTTTGGATTTTGTATAAGTATTTTGACCTTTTGCCATATTTAACTATCTTTATTACTTTTTTCTGTTCGATATGAATCATCTTCAAAGTGTTGAGTGCTTACCTCGAACACGCTAGAATCCTTTAGGGCCGTTAATTTATGAGGGATATTAGGTTTAAGATGAACGCAATCCCCCTCCGATAAAACTTTGGAATGCCTTGTGGCAGTTTGAAGATCAAAATATTCCAAGTTCAATTCTCCCTCCATGACATACCAACTCTCCTGCTTTTTGATGTGAAAATGCATCGAAAAGTTAGATCCTTTTTTAAACTTTAATATTTTACCGCAATATTTCTCATTGTTAGCGATCCAGTATTCATCACCCCAAGCTTTAGGGTGATGCTCTACTTGAGAAAAAACGGGCTGTAAACAGCTTGAGGGGTGGCGTACATTCATATATTACTCTTCATCTGAATTCTTTTTGGCGTCTCCAAACTTTTTTGTATTAATTTTGCCAAAGAGTTTTTGTATCTTTTTTCTATGCTTATCCTCCATGGGATAATCAAAGGTGCTGGAAAAGGGTTCGGGGAGTCTAACTTTGGTAGGGGCCATTTCCCCTAATTCTTTACAAATCTTAATTATTTCGGCGGTATTTATTTGATTATTTGGATCTCGCACAACCTCTCTCAATTTGTATATTTCCTTATTGAAAAAAGTAAAATCGGAGGTTTGTTGTTGACGAGACTTTGTGTCGTGATCATAAATAAAGTTCTCTTGAACCTCATATCGAGTGGGGTCAATGCAATGCTCCACGGGATCGAACTGGCTCTTTCCAACAACGTAATTGAAAATGTCCGTCTTGCTAATTTTAATGGGCTCTTCTCTAAACACTGTTTATAATACTAAACCTTTAAGCTACTATATCAAGTAAATTTTACAGAATTCTTATGCGACTACGAATTTTTGAAACGTGCCTATTTTTTTCTAGAACTGAGCCACCCTCTCGACTTCCCGCGCCATTCGTATTCCCCTCAATAGTTTTTACATAACCGCTAGAATCAGCATCCGCAACAGCCAAGCCGATATGAGAAAAAGTAAATACCACAATATCCCCCGCCTTTATGTCCTCATTGGTTGGTTTACGAAGGTCAATGCCACTTGCTGCTTGTTTCTTTGCCCAGTTTTCAAAATCCCACGCACCCGCAGTTCTAGGACGCTCAAATTCGACATCCTGCCCCTCTATGGCTTCCTTTACTAACCAACAAATAAAAGCCGCACACCATGGCCACCCTTTATCTGGGTCAAGCCACGTTGCAGCTTTGTATGTATCTACCATGGGACCACAATTGGTTCCGTCCACTTCAGATACGCCGATTTGCTCTCGCGCAAGCGTTATCATTCTTTGTGGAATCGTTGCCTTTTCAGCCACCTTCTCTCTAGTTGAAAGTTTGGATAGTATCGCATTCCAAGTAATTGGACCGTCCGCACCATCCGCTGGAATCCCAAGTAGTTTTTGAACGGCTTTGATTACTTGTTTTTTACCTTTAAATTCCATGATTACTGACACCTTCTACTGAACGAAGCGCATACGGACATAACCCCGCAGAGGGCCATGAGTGTCCAAATAAATTCCCCAAATCTATCTATTTTTTTATTTAAAATAGCAGATTGAGCCTCATTGTGATACATTTTGGTATCCATAATGTTATTAATTGCTTCAATAGTAGGCTCAGTCATTTCATACATTTGAGGAATTGAACCTTTGATCTTCTCGATGTCTCCCGCCTTAGCCCAATCAATTAAGTCATCGACATATAAACTTATTTTATCCTCCTGAGCGAAAACAAAATCTGCATAAGGTATTTCTTTGGGCGTAATATCTTTCTTGTAGCCCTCTAAATATTCATCCTTATAGCCACTTTCTTCCTCAAGCACTTCAACCATTTCTTCTGGAGACATGATTCCATGCGATGTTTGAATAACGGAATTGACAATTATAACGCCATACCAATCAAAGCACATCCCTATTTCCATAATAGATGATTCAGATTGGCGAGCATTCTCTTCTAATGTTGTTTTTATATCGTCATTTAACTGTAAACCTTTCAATCCAAAGGCTAAACAAATAACTGACAAGCAGTAAACTATAAATCTAGGTCTCATTTTTTTATGAATTCAGAGGGATTCTTTTCGAATTTCTTGCCAAGTCTAACTATGCCCCCAATAACCTCAGGGCTTACAACCCCAATTATCCCGTAAGCAATCGCCTTAGTAAGCGAGGAGACTTCGGTTTGCTCCAGCACGAACCAAGCTATGCCAGCGGCAATCGCCGCTGTAACGATTCTTTTAAATTGTTGTTTTGCCGATAATCCACTATCACCCGATAAAAGTCGCGCAAACATTGCTGCCGCGCCAACTAACGGCACTAACCAACCTCCATTAAGAAACTCTTTTATAATAGATTTTTCGGGTTCCATATCTCTTAGTTACACTTTATAAAAAAAAAGCCCCCCTTTCGGGAGGCTTTTTAATTATATTTTTAAACGTTTAAATTAGAACTTAAACGTCAATCCTGCACTCCAGAAGATTTCTTCATCAACTGCAAAGGTGGCAACATCAATGTCATTATCAGCATAAGCGCCTTGGACAAAAACATCTGTATTTTCCTTTAGGGCGTATGTCAGCTTAACTCCCGCATGGATCGCGTCATAAGCGTCAAACCAACTGCAAGTGATAAATGGTGACAGCGTAAGGTTCTTGACTGCACCGACAGGGATATCTTGCTTCACTGTCAACTCGACACCCTCCCAATCATATTCCAGATCACTCCAGAAATGCACACCGATGTCAGCGAAAGATGTGGCTACCCATCCACCAAGGCCAACTTCCTGTGATGTCGGAAGCGCACCCTCGAATTGATGATAACGAAATTGTGCGTCCGCCAAAATGCTCAAAGAGCCTAGTTTGATATGGCGTGAAGCACCAAGGCCAAAATGACTTTCAGATTCACTATCTGCAACCAAGGAGGCTGAAGCGTTGAGTCCAACACCCGCAAATGACTGATCTGTTGACAGTGTAGTTGAGAAGGCGTCTTTGGCCCTTCCCAGCCCCCGATAAAACTGCTGATCTTCAGCGGTAAAATCGAGTTGAATATCTCCTGCATTACTAAAAGTAATGCCCAACATGGTTATAAAACCGAGTATTAATTTCTTCATATCTCTTATTATGACAATTTTGTCATCTTTGTCAAGTCTTTCTTTACACATTTTATATCATAAAAGTCAAAAATCTCTAAAGCTTTTTTATCTCGTTCGTATACGTCTCCATAGATGACCTTGGGAATATTATACGCGGCTATAAGTGTAGCGCAAGATGCACAAGGTAAAAGAGTAACGGCCAACAAACTTACTTCACCCCTTTTTACAAGACTCAAACAATTGGCTTCGGCGTGAATCATGTAGGGTCTACGCAAATCCCTGTCTTTCCAGAATAGATCCATCACTTCTTTCCTTGGCGCTAGCCCATTGTAACCAACGGCAAGAACCATATTCTGATCATTTAGGGCGCAAGCCCCCACCTTCCTATGGGGGTCTTCACTGCGCTCAGAGGCAGTTTGGGCAATATTCAATGCATATTGCTCCCATGAAATTCTCATTATTTAGAATATACTTGTCTTTCCAGTCGTCGATATCGAGCGTCAGAATGCCACACCTCGTCAGTCTGAGGTGTATAGATGCCATCTCTAGTTTGAATGGGGTTACCCTTACTGAGTCTTAGTGTAGAAGGCTGATATATGTTCAAATCGCTTACGTTCGGCGGCAAGGCGGTCGCGCAAGAGGTCAGCCCGATCAGCATCGTTACTGTTGCCAGTGTCCCTAAGCTTTTCAATAGCTTGAGTAATCGCGTATTCCCTATCGTTGTGTTCTTGGTGCAAGTCATAATAAAATTTTTTATTTTTTAGGCTTAAGAAAAGCTCTAAGGATTTTAAGACGGATTTAATTAACGAGAACATGAATCTTTTTTATAGCAATTGAAAACTTCCACTTCACTTCCGTTACTCCAAACCTCAATAACGGAACCTCTAACTGTCTTAGCGCAATCAATAGCCCAATTTAAAGCGCCCTCTAAAGAACCATTATAGCCGTGGTGATACTCCCCCCGTTTAGTGTATACTATATATTGTTTTGGTTTGTTCATTTTTGTGGTATAAATTCAAGTGCAATTGTTCCAACTCTATCCTTATTATTTGAAAGGAACCCCTTGATTAAAACATGATCTGGTAAAAAGTCAACACTTTTTTCATCTAAAAGGTAAACCTGCTCACCAAAAACCAATTCCCGCATAAGAAATGAATTAGTTTTATGCGTTTTACCCAACACCGCCTCTTGGCCCATTAAATGTTCTGTGTTTTTATTAGCTCCCACTACCTTAAATTTCGCCTTCATCCGATCTGATTTACACCAAACGACACTATTTGCGTCGTCATTAAATATAATAGCCCTCTTATCGTATCTCTCAACCCATTTTTTAAAAGAATTTTTCTTAAAATTACGAGTAATTTCAGTTTTTAAATAATTTTTATTATATTTTTTCAACACAAAGTCCCAACCGTAATGCATGGCCTTCATCAAATGAGAGCTACTACAGTTTTTCCTTATGCCGAAAATAAAATCTACATCTATAACACCCTTTTCTAGTCTCAGAAAGGCCGCAGAAATTACAGAATCATTATCGGTCATCATGTAAACCTCGTGGTCTTCCGTGAAATCATTAAATTCTTTTCGTATCTGATGCAGTCTCATTTTTCGTGATCCCACACCAGCAGAATGATGTAAACGATCATACGGCTTTGAATGCAAGCAATAGTCTAAGAAATATGGCCATAACACCTCAACATCATCTTTTAAATATATAATTTTCACTTCTTTCTTATATTATATAACATTGAAGTGTAAATTTAAACATGGCGGATCAAGGAAAAAATAATGTAGCTAAAAACTTACTGGAGTTACAACCTACAGCTATATTGGATTTTTACCGCCTATATCCAGATACAGTAAATCATCCTGAGTCGTTTTATAGTTTTCATGGGGGAACATTATTTGGGGAAGCTATCAAGTGGCAGGGTATCTCTTATTTTCCGTTAGCTATTGAAGGCGACGGGTTTGAAACAGCCGCAGATGGAACGCTTGCGCGACCAAAGATTAGAATAGCTAATAAAGATCGTTTTATTACCAATCTTTTGCAGAACTTTAGAGATTTTATAAATGCTAAAGTAGTAAGACAACGCGCCTTTATGAGTAATCTGGATGATAGCAATTTCGATGGAGGTAACCCCTTCGGAGCGGCAGATCCGACAGCCATTATTAGTGATGAAAAGTACATAATCGGGCAGAAGCTTTATGAATCTAAAGTTTTTGTAGAGTTTGAATTAAATTCACCGCTAGATACAGAAAGCGCAAGAGTAAATGAAAGGAGTATTAGTTCCAAATTTTGTTACTGGCAATATAGGGGGGAAGGATGTAGATACAGTAGTATTCCAATAGAAAGGGACGACGGAAGGCCCTTTCTTGATGCGGATGAAAATTCCGTATACCCACAGGGTGTAAGCGGGGATTTCTACATTGACCCAAACTACCTGTGGAATACAAACAGGAACTATAAAGTTGGTGAGGTCGCGTGTATCGAAAACCCGAATATTTTATTAAACTACTTAGATTCTTCGGTAAATGCGCCTAAAATGGCTTACAAGACAGTCTATGTATGTGTTAGTGGTGACCCCGAACTCGGAGATTTTAACAGTGGGCGACATCCCGCACTGAATCCTAGTTACTGGCAAAAAGATGGTTGCAATAAAAGGCTTTCGGCATGTAGAAAAAGATTTAATAACTCAACAGTAGTTAACTATCAAAGTCAGGGGGCATTGGCTCAAACAGGATTTAATAGTGTGATATTCTCGGGAGGGGGCACGGAGGGAACAAATATTCCCGCCATGCTATATAATACTAAAGAAGAATTAACTGGGGTCTTGAATGGAGATTTTACAATTGCGGGATGGACCAAGGTAAACAAGGCTAGCCCTCATCGTGGTGGTATTTTTAATACAAACTGGGGAATTGATATCAACCCCTACTACTCTAACTCACCAGATGGGGATGGGGGCGACGACTTAAACCAAGAAGACCCCCATTTGACTCCAAGCCTTCAAATTTACGACAGCTATTATTCAACCTTTTTGAATTTTACTCACGCAAAAGGTAGTGACCTAATGCAAGCCAGTCCTGCATTTGACGCTTTTGAAGTCCCACAGCAAAAACGCCCACTTGGAGAAGGGGCTAATGTGTGGTCGTGGACGGCAGAGGCTAGTGATACTAATCTAAACGTACCTGAAAGTTATCAAACATCACTTGGAGAACGTTGGAATTTTCAACTGATTGAAATATTTACTGATACAGACCCCGAATCCACAACTGAGGGTGAGCGACGCATTAGAGTCTACAGCAATCAGGATTTTGATGACCTAAAAGAACAAATATTAAACAGGAATCAACTTCGCGCTGACGCACGAACAACAGCGCTGGTGAGTCACTCCTTTTATGGAAACAGTGGCGCAAGAAGGTTTAACTTCGGAAACGCAACTTGGACAGGCTTAAATGGCGAGGAACAAAAATTATGCTTCAATGGTGAATTGGGTCCTTGGGCTGTTTGGAATAGGGTGTTAAGCGACGAGGAAAAAAACTTTTTATACAGGAAAGTTCGAACGCCTGAAACATTACCCACAGTGAGTAATTGTGCGCCACGATTATATCACGAATGCACTGGAAGTATTGGCACTGGCATAACTGGATTTACGGGCGCTGGACAACCCGCGCCCTATGACGCTGATGGAAAAATAGGTTTAGTGGCGTGGTGGGAAATGAAAACTGGATTTGTAACGGGCTCGAACCGAGATGACCCAAGCACATGGGCTGACACTGGTGTTTTTGACGTGACTCCCAACGCGCTACACCTAACAGGTAGCGGCAATTACGGGGGTCAGCAAGTGGCTGATGGGAAATTAGCTGCATCATGGCTGCAATACGGCACCATCACCTTAACAAAAGACGCCGATCAGCAAATTCCTAGATTTGGTGGATTCCCAGGAACTGATGGATTTTCTTATGGAGAAGGAACAAACTTTTAAAGACCCACGCGAGCTTTTGCTTAAAGTATCAGAACTGGCCCATAGTTATTTGGCGCTAGAAATATGCGGATTTGTAGGATTTGATAAAAAAAATAATAATTTTATTCTTCAGATGGAACAAAATGAAGCTGATGAACCATCGCAATATTTTATGATAAATCCGCTAAATTACCTACTCTTTAAAGCAAAATATGAAATGGTGGCCATTTTTCACAGTCACATTGTCGGTAATGAAGAACCTTCTGAATTTGATATTAAGATGGCCGAAATCTCATGTCAACCCTTTTTAATTTATAGTTTAAATACTAAAAAAACTCATATTTTTACACCGCAAAAAACAGAATCAGATGTAAAGATACTTAACAGGATAAAGGCATTGATATGACACGGGTAAATTTACATGGTATTTTAGCGCAAGAATATGGAAAACAATTTTCTCTTCGGCTGGGTAAAGTTACGGATGTTGTCCGCGCAATTGACTGCAATAGGGATGGATTTCTTCATAGACTGGGACAACTACAATTACAGGGATTCTTTTATGATATCATAGTCGATAATGAACGCCTTAGGGATATCGCGCCAGAGAAGTTGCGAACTGCAACTCAAATCGATCTAGTTCCCGTTATTGCAGGTGCAGGTGTTATACCAGCGGTTATTGGTGCTGTTGGTAGTGTAGCGGGTGCTGTGGGAGGAGCTATAGGCGCTGTCGGTGGGGCTATAGGTGGCGCTGTGGGAGCTATAGGTGGCGCTTTTGGTGCGGGAGGCGCACTAAGTGGTATCGGCGGCACTATCATCAAGGGCGTGGGAATGTCTCTGTTATCGAAGGCTCTTACGCCTAAACCGCCCGTAATGGAAGCGCCCAAACCACCCAAAGCACTTGACCCTATAACCGTAATAGAAGAAACCGCTGGTGCATCAGCGGAAGCTGGCGCATCAGCAAATTCTTATGTTTTCGGTGGTAGAGCAAATTTAGCAGCACAAGGCGCACCATTGCCTATTGGGTATGGTAGATTAAGGATTGGCTCTAATGTTATTCAAGCGTCTGTGAAATCATATCCATGTGAATTGGAGCCTGTAAGCATGATGTTGGGTGACCCAGAGGATTATAAAACATCCCAAGAATACGGCACTAACCGCAATGACGGTGAAGCTCAAGTTATTAGAAGCATAAGCATAAGGGGATAATGAGGCATCTACGGAAAAAATTAAGACTTGCTGGCGGCGGCAAAAGAAGTCGAAGGGCGCAACCTCCACAACCACCTCAAGTAGTAGTTCAGCGAGAAACAAAGGTTGTTTACGCTAAACCTAAGCCAGCGGTGTACAGGCCACCAACGCTAGGCAACATGGTCTTCGGTACGTCATACAGTTTCGCTGAAACCGTAGACCTACTTTCCGATGGGCCAATCGCGGGCCTTGTGAATGGGCAGGGTGTAGTTACGGACAGTCAAAATATCTTACAAGGTGTTTATCTTGATGATGTTCCTGTAGCTATAACTGATTCAAAGATTATACGCGGGGTTGCCAAGGAGGCTCAAATTGAAAAACTGGGCAGCTTAAGCGGTAGCAATGTAAGTGACTTTACCAATTTTTTCAAAAATATTCAAACTGGCGTCAACTCCCTTCTTCTTACGGGTCGCGCCGCAAATACTAATACGCCCCTGTTTGAGGGTTCACCACTTTACTATCAAGAAAATTTTTCAACCGACCTTCCCGCTGGAGAAACAGATATCTTCAGTCCAGTTTCTGAAGCTTATTACAATGTGCTAGATACTGGGTCTAATACTTTTTTAATTGGATGGGGTGGTAGAGAAAACGAAGGATCAACCCAAAAAACCAACCCCGCTAATCCTTTTAGATTTCCAGGGTTGGCTCAATTACAATTGGCGGGTGGAGATTATGGAGAATATGTAGGAAACAATATTGATAATTTACGTTGGGTTAATGCTCACACGGGACAAAATATATCTTCCGATGTAGACACGCGCACTAATGATTGGACGGGAGCATGGACTGGATCAAACGTTTTATTAGGTGTTAACTCTGATGATATATTGGGTGCAGCGCGAAACCAAGAGCAATATGCACAGAGACCCCCAAGCCCTTCAGCTATGGATTATGTGGGCTTTTGTGGTGTTGGTAAAAGATTCCCGAAGGTGCCTCTTTTTAATAACCCCTCAGAGGGCAGTGTTGAGGGTGATCCAATGGGGTTATTTGGTATACAAAGTTTGGCTGAAGATAATGGGTTTGAAACTGCACTTGGATACAGTTCGATAATAGCGGGCAGGGCGTTATCGCAAATGAATTCAAATTGGGAAGACTACACCACTGACGGAGATAATGGTGAGTCGCCTTTACAGCAAATGTTTGGGGAATTTTTGCAAAATCAATTAAAGGACATGGGTTTTTATTGCATTTTTAAACCCGATTCTTTCCAAAGCGACTTGAGTGACAAAGCCATGACTGCATTCCCAGTCAGTGAAAAACCAGACGGCATCCGTTTCGCAGGATCGCCTTTATTAAAAGCCTCGTTTAAATTTAAAAACGCCAAAGGTGAAAATGTGTCTGCAAAACTAGCCGATTTGCACGGCGTTAAGATATTTGATTTTTTAACACCCGTCGTACAACGGTTGGATGGCGCAAACCAAGAAGGAAACATTGGCGACTTAGTGCTTAGAAAAGATGGATTTTTGACGGGAGAATTGAGGGGTTTCATGCTTTTGGTATTTCCAAAAGAGAGCCTGATCACTAAGGAGTATTGGGATGGCGCCTCTAAGGAGTGGTCCGAAAACACACCACCGATAAGATTAAGTCGAGCAATTCATGGAATAAACGCTGAAATTTTAGATCTGTTAACTTCAATAAGTTCTGTAGACTATACCGTAGACGACGTTCCTCCTACCCAAAATGGTATATCCCCTAACCAATGGGGCTTTGATACGCTAAAGTATAACTACTCAAACATACTTGCTGAATTCAGGGACGGCAAAGAAAACCAAGCTCCTTTAAAACATTTTAACAGGGTTTTTATTGATGTACCTTACAACCAAAAACTTTTTGGCGCTTTTAGAGCAAATGGTGACGTTCAGCGAATAGCGGTCACGCGATATATGCTCGCGGGTAACGGCAGGACACTTTTTGGTCCCGATGGAGGAAACCACCAATATGAATACCCATATCATCGGAACGGCCCAAGATTTTGGGGCCGTGGAGATCCTACGGGGCCACCGCAACCCTTAGCGCTCCCCCTAAACGAAGGTAGTCAAGATAGACGTTATGCTGGAAGAGGGTCTCGTAACCAACTCTTGTATAAACGTTTCGATACATGGGCAGGTGGCTTTTTTGGAAATGATAAGTGGGATGAAGATGCTGTCCCCGCCATTCATGTTGTCACTAACCCAAATGTTAATCAGGTTTTTATAACCTTAAATGTTAGCAATTTAAGTGATCACATAGCAAGATCCACGTCTGCGTCGATGTGGGATGGCACACCAGGTGGGGCGACCAAGGTATTTTCCATAGGGAAAGCCTATCCTGCTCCAATTAATTTTCTTATAGAAACGGGCGAAATTACAGAAGACGGCACAAAAGAGGTGTACGCTCGACACTACTTTAGAATGATAGCTTTGGTAGAAAGCCCTGTTTTAATTGACATAGGAAACCCAGACGGCGGGATAAACCCCGAGCACCTAGATAGGCCCATGGGTCCTATGCAACATATAGCGTATCTAAATGTTGGCCAGAAGAAGCAGGGTTTTGGCAGGGGCAACACAAATGTCCCTATAAAATTACCTCCAATCTACACAGAACAGGATTGCATAGATAATGACGAAATAAAAGAAGGAACATTAAGGAAAAGATATGTAAGAGTGGAAAAACTCTCTACAGAAACGAATTCGGTATTGATAAACAAAGCAATAAGTTTAGATAAAGTCACCGAAATAATTGACACCAAATTAAACTATCCACTGTCTTCCATAATAGGTACAAAGCTGGACTCTAGGACTTTTGGTCAATTACCACAAAGGAGTTATGACGCCAAATTAAAACTGGTAAGGGTCCCCAGTAATTATTTCCCCGTTGACTCTAATGGTATGGACAAAAGGTACTACTCGCAAATTAAAGCGTCAAATGACCCAGATTCTACCAGTTACAATCCCAACGCTTTTGATAACACTCCTCGTAAAAAGAAACAGGTATATGTAGGAGACTGGGATGGAACTTTCGCGTCTGAACTAAAATGGACTGATAATCCCGCGTGGATTCTATATGATTTATTAACCAATAAAAGATATGGCCTTGGGAATCAGGTGGCAGAGGAAGACATTAATAAATGGGAGCTTTACAAAATAGGACGCTTTTGTGACGCTGTTGATTCCGAGGGTTATTTTGAGGGTGTGCCTGATGGTCACGGAGGTTTAGAACCACGTTATTCTTGTAATATAGTTTTTTCAAAAGGCGAAAAAGTGTATGACGCAGTTAACTTAATCGCAAACTTATTCAGGGGTAAGGTCTTTTATGGCAACTCCGAATTAAACTTTGCTGATGATAGGCCGCGTAGTCCTGTCGCCCTATTCACGAACGAAACAGTTAGGGATGGATTGTTTTCATACTCCAACAATAGGAGGGACCAACAATACAACACTATTGAAATATCTTACAAAGATCGATTTGAGGCTTTTGAACCTAAAATTGAAGTCATAGAAGATGAGGAGGACGTGAGACAGCGCGGCGTTTTCAAAACACGAATCGCTGGAGTTGGCGTAACTTCGCGTTCGATGGCAAGGAGGATCGCTCAACACTACGTTTTTGAATCTATTCAAGAAAATCAAAATGTCGCCTTTAATGCTGGTTTAGAGTCGTTATTGTGTAGACCTGGAGATTTAATAATTATTGAAGATGATTTAAAAACAAATAAAAGTAATATTGCTCGTGTTTTAGATGTAGATGAGCAGGCTTATACTCATGGAACAGGAACAATTCGCTTAAGCACTCAGTTCGATGCTAGCGACTACACGGGGCAATTGACCGTATTTACGCCGACGGGGAGAGATGACTTTTTTGCTACTCAAAAACGCGCTCAAAAACGCAGGCAAAGAGTCGAATCTTTTCATATTACAGGTTTATTATTTAATGGTGCGCCGAAGAATTTTGACCAAATGTACACTGGTCTTTATAAGTTTGGAGGATATACAGGAGGATACGTTGACGCCACAGGTTTCGCAGACCCAAAATTCCAGCAATACGCTTATTACACGGGCACATTAGCGCATCCAGCATCAGGAACTGGTCTTAACGTTTTACATTTTGCTCCAGAATACACTGGATGGGTATTCAGTAGTGGGGGTAAAAACAAAATAGCTAACACTGGAACATGGGATTTTATTAGCAGTGGAACTGGAACTCATACCCTTTATGAATTAAGTAGAACAGGAGTAAACACTTTTAGTGGTCTAGGTGTGCCGTGGCGTGACCCAGCAGGCCCTACTTACGAAATGTTTTCGGGAACTACAGGTGTATTCTCTGGAACTATGCATGGAGCGACCCGAGGATTCAGTGAGTCCGATTTTAGTATTACAGCGCCAACTCAAACCACCGTTTTAAATTTTAGCGGAGTAAGGAACGAAGACTACGGCTGCACTGTAACGGGTATTGATAATTACAGTTTACTACCATTCATTAAGCTTGGGAGCCCAGTTAAATTTAAAATAAAAGATGCAAGTGACTTTATTTATAAAGTCGTTAGCGTTGCAGAACAGGCGCCAAATGAATACACTGTTTCTGCCACTAAATACGATACAGGTAAATATAAATTAATTGATTCCGACATTAGTATTCTTCCCGAAACTAATACTTTTGCTTACCAAGTTAGTCAGGTTGTTGACGGTAGAACATTTGAAACATTAAAAGCCCCAACACTCACTGGTATCATAACGGGAGAAGGTAGTATAGATGACACCTTTTTTGTAAAAGCTGGATGGACAGATACCCTCAATGGCTCACCAACGACAGCAACGGGTTACAATTGTCGCTTACAATTGTCAAATGGTGTAACTAGAACTGTAAATGTACCCACATCCAACACAACTGTGACAATGGATAACCTAAACACAATTGGACATGTAGGGCTATCCGTAAACTGCTTGGGCAACAGAGGTGCCAATCCAAATGAAGCGGCATACTTCGACTCCTCGTATGACTCAACAGGCTTTTTTGTTTTATTTGAACAAATAACTACTTTTGATAAGATGTTTGTGAACTTCGTCGGTATTCGTTAAAACTTTGAAAATAAATGTATCAAACTGAATCATCATTTGTAACGGTCATTCAGCCCACAGGGGCCAGAATTTATAATACCGACCTCATAGTTAACGCTTCGGGCTTAACGGGCGCTAATACAGCCTTAACGTCTTCTGGATTCACCTCGATTAAAACAATTTTTAATGCTACTTATCCTAGCTGGGCAACTATTCCGAGTTATAACCCCTTTGATTACGGCGGTTACTCAAACGACTGGATAACCACTGGCGCCGTCATCACGGGAGATGTTAATACTGTTGTTGGTTTACCGTGTCACGATGGAAGAAGTGAAGCCACAGGCTTAACCTCAAACACAAGTTACACGAATGTGCCATTCGTAGTTTTTCAAGGCGGCGGTAATTTTTTTACGGGTAGGGTTCCCGCGACAAAGAATGTTGGCATCGGAACGACCTCTGCTTCCAACAATACCAACTATTACGGAGTTGACTTCACCACCTTAAAAACAGAGCATCAGTTTCAGACTAATCTGACTCCAAATACAGGAGACTTTAACAAAACAGCCACGGGTAGCGGTATCTTAAAAAGGAGAAGTGTAGATGTAACGCTGAACCTAACCGATAGAATGGGTAAGCAATTGGCGAGTAGTCAAGAATTTGCAAATAACCCGTGGTTTAAAGAGTATAACGCATCGATTCTAAATTCAACTGGCGCTGAACACGACCAACATATAGCTTTTCCGAATTTTAAAAGCGGTTATCGCCAACGCACATTAACTGTATCACAAGAAGACAATAAAGATATATTTGGCCAGTGGACAGGTGAGTATGGAATTAGATTCGAGGTTAATGCAACTGATGGGAAGACTGCGACTACAGAATTTTATCTATATAGTAATCAACTAGAAATTGAAAATATTACCGTATTAGCATCGGGCGGATTATTCAGAAATGAGTCTTTTAATAATTTCATAAACAGTGGCACCTCTACGGGATACACAGGATTCAGTGATTTAATGGCCTTTACAAGCCGCAAGATGATAGAAAGCGGCTCGCCAAACACGGGGTCTATTGTTTTTATTATTAATAACCGCACCGATCCAAGGTTTACTAAATTTAAAGGTTATGACGTATACGCAGAACCTACGGAATCTTTCGATATATCTCCGAGTAATTTTTTAGGTCACTTTCCTGCGCGTCAGGGAAGAGTGCAAAGTAGTATATATATCACCCAAGACCATATTTCTGATAATCAGGCAAGTGATAATGCCGACCAAAATATAAACTACGAATCGGGTCATTACTTTAAAATTGTACCCAAAAGCACCACAAACACGGGAACTACATGGTGTGTTGGGCCTTATAGCCTTGAGCCACATGAAATATCCGAAGAAACCTTTGCGGATAGAAACGAAGTAATATTAGACTCTGGAAATCAACAATTAAGTGGACAATTAAGATGCAGTGGCTTGCAAGTTCAAAACTTCAACGAAAATAATCTCACGATTTTCGATGTTGATGTTCACAATCATCACACGAATGTAAGTGGTAGCTTTAATGTAAGTGGTTATATTACGGGGGAATGCCTAAGTATAACCCATGATTCAGACGGTTACCCAATTACCTTGCTCACTAAAGATGAACAAGTAGCTATTGGAACACCCAACAGTCGCGCTAGCACATCAATTGCGAGCAAATTAGACGTTCATGGTAACGCAAGCTTTGGCGCTAACTACGCGGGCGCGACAGCGGCCCCGACCAATGGTATGATAGTTGAAGGCACCGTTGGAATCGGAACGCAAAACCCCTTGACCTCTGACGACTCAAAATTACATGTCTGGGGGAATACAATGGGGTCAGGAGCGGGAAATAGGCTAACTGGTCCAGGAGGAAAGCCTTACCTTCTTACGGGAGATGCTGGTGGGGGTGCTGCTGCGGTAACTCTCCAGACGGCCACCGATAACGGTAAGACAACGACCAATGATATAAGCGTTGGGACTAGTATCACTCCAACCGCCCCACTAACTATAAAGACTGATTCGAGTGATGATGCGGGAGTTGATATCTATGCCGATGGTGATACCTCAAATAGAATTCTGACACTTAAGGCTGATTCAAATAACGCAGGTGAAATCATAGTCAAGGATACGGCTGGAGTTGATAGCGTTAAGTTATCCAACACTAGCAGCAGGGGACAAGCCGACTTCTATGACGCGGGCGGCACCGCAAGAATGACCTTGGTTGTTGATGGTAATAGTCAAGGTAAAATGACGCTACTCGATTCCTCTGCGAACGAGAGTATTGTCCTGAGTAGTGACTCTAATAAGAGGGGCAAGATGGACGTTTATGATGCTGGGGGAGACTCCGTGGTAGAAATCAAAGCTGATTCTAGTGACGAGGGGGTCATGTCGATTAAAGATGCAATAGGCGTTGTGCAAACAATAGTTCAAGCTCATAAATCAATCCTATCAGCAAGCAACTCAAACATCTACTCAACTGGTTCTGTTATTGTTGGTGGTTCGGGTCATATCATTAGTGGTGATTATGATGCAATTGCTGGTGGTGCGGATAATCAAATTTCGGGCATTGGAGGTGATTTTAATTTTATTGGTGGTGGCTCTGGAGTAGATATCTCAGAGTCAAAGTTCGCTTCCAGCGTGGGTGGTGAAAATAATGATATTATCACAGGTAATTATTCTGTCATAGCTGGTGGTAAAAATAATTTAATTAGCGGAGATGGTGTTTCTGATAATAATAATTTTATTGGGGGTGGGTCAGCAAATGCCATTAAAGGTACCAATGCGGGAGTTGTTGTGGGAGGGACGGCAAATGAGATTGTCAGCGTCTCGGGTGTCAATCCAGAGTATGCGGTTATTGGCGGAGGCGCTAATAATAAAATTTATCATGGTTATAGTTTTATAGGGGGGGGTGAAGAACACAAAGTACATAAACAATTCGGCGCGATTCTCGGGGGAGAAGTTAACATCTCCTCTGGAGTTGGTGCTGTTATAGCGGGGGGAACTGCAAACGCAGGAATG